ATCGGCTACGGTAATACCATGTACGCAAATGGAGAACGGGTAACTATGGACGACCCTGAGATTGACCAGAAGGAAGCTGAGAAGATGCTGCTCGATACAATTAAATCAGTAGAGAAGCAAGTCAAGAACGTAGTCGAGGTCAAACTTCCAGCTCATAAATTAGCCGCTCTAATCTCATTCACTTACAACGTAGGCATCGGCAACTTTTCAAACTCTACTTTATTGGCTTGGCTTAATTCAAACCCTGAGTTTCCAAGAATACCTGAGCAGTTCAGGCGATGGAACAAAGGAGGCGGCAAGGTTCTGAAAGGATTAGTTAGAAGGAGAGAAGCAGAAATAGAACTGTGGGAAGGGACATCACGATACATTTAGCAAAGGTCTACACACCTTACATTTTAGCTTTCTTGCTGGGCGTTCTTGTGTCTTGGCAAGGTTGCGGAAGCGGTGAAATTCAAACCGTAACCATCGAGAAACCAATCCATACAACCAAATACGTTGACCGTTGGAGAACTGATACGGTCAGGTTTGTTTCTAAGCAAATAGTAACGCGACACGATACCATATATTCGGAAAAGATAGTTACTCGTTTAGACACATTGTTAAAGGTGGATACGGTCAAGATAGTCGAAGCATGGCTGTCAGAGGTCAACTGCTATGACACTACGGTCAATGATGTCCGGGTAAGGTGGCAGAATTACCAGAACATCACCGAAAATCTTAGCATTGATTACACGCCTAAAGTGGTAGGTGCAAAATTTGCACTCGGAGTTCACGGTAACGTCGGCTTGATTTCTGATTTTCAAAGCCAGTATGTCCCGATGTTCGGGATTGGTTTGCACGGGTCAATTAAAAAGACCTACCTTAGCGCAAACTACGGCTTTAACGGTCAACACTTTATCGGTGTTGGCATTGGTCGAAACATTATACAGAAATGATTTACAACGAGAACCCAATTACGAGAGAAGCAATCGACAAGCTACTGAAAAAGAACGCTTCAATTCAAGCCAGTTTAGGAACTGATTCGACAGAAATAGAACTCTTTGAAGCGAAGATTAAGTGGGCGGAGATACTTAGGCAAATTCGTTCGCTCGATCCTGAGTTTGCGGACGTAGTTCAGGCACAATGAGCGACTTTCGACCACGCATAAAAGGTCAAATGCTGGATGCTTGGAATAACCTAACCCGAAAGGAGCGTAGGATTTTAGTAATAGGTGACCTCCACGAACCGTTCTGTCTTGAAGAGTACCTTGACTTTTGTAAGGAGACTTACCGAAAGCACAATTGCAACCAAGTTATTTTTATCGGAGACGTAATTGATTCTCACTACTCCAGCTTTCACGAAACCGACCCTGATGGTATGGGCGGAGGTATGGAACTCGAACTTGCGATTAAGCGATTACAACGATGGGTGGAAGCTTTCCCAGTTGCTGACGTTACAATAGGAAACCACGACCGTATAATTAGCAGAAAGGCGTTTACTGGAGGCATTCCAAAGGCTTGGATTAAATCGTTTAACGAAGTATTGAAAGCCCCGAATTGGAACTTTGCTGACCGAGTTGTTTACGATGGGGTGCAGTACGTTCACGGAGAAGGAGGAACGGCAAGAACCAAATGCAGAGCAGATATGCAAAGCACGGTTCAAGGACACCTCCACACGCAATGCTACACCGAGTGGTATGTAGGGCAAAATTTTAAAGTGTTCGGCACTCAGATAGGTTGCGGAATTGATAATGACAAGTACGCTTTTGCATACGCTAAACGAGGAAAGAAACCAGCTATTGGCTGCGCTGTTGTAATAGGCGGCAAGACGGTAATTAACGAACTGATGAACTTATGACAACCTTTCTTTTGACCGCTATTCTGTTCCTCGTTCTGTTGGTTGTGGGGTTGTTGGTCTATCTTCTTTACGCTGTCCGGGCAATCATCGACACTCAAGACGTTATCTTCGATGCTGCGGTTAATGCGGAGGAGATGTATAAGGAGATTGAGATGAACCAAGAGGCTATAATGAACGCCCATTTCAAGCAGAATTGAGTTGAAACTGAAATTATTTTCATTTTTTTTGACCTAACTATTGTGATTATTCAAAACAATTGTTTTATATTTGGTGCATCATTAACGGGGTAACCCACTAAAAACAGAACAAAATGACAATCGAAGAAACAATCCAAATGATTAACCTACTAAAGGCAGAAAACAACCCAAGCAATAATGAGCTAATTGCCTTCTACGAAAGAAAAGTAAAAGAAGCTTACGCTCACGCAATTAACCAAGCATTCAAGTAATAATCAAGGGGTAACGGGTAATGCCGACCCCACAAAAAACAGAACCATGAACCACTTACAATTCGAACTTACAATGTCCAACGAGCAGATACCAGCTTTCATTCGGTTGGTTGCTCGCAAAGCAATTACAGATTTGAGAACCGCTCCAGTTGATGCGGGAACAATACGAGTACAACCGTTTGAGTTTTGGCAGATTGTCAAGCATTCAGGCGCAGAGCCTATCAAGTCAGGGCTTTACACCTTTATTCGCATTTATGACGACCAGCACAACGCGGTTGACATTCAATGTTTAAATTCGTAAATTCAATTTTTAATAATCATCAAAAACAGAACGATGAATCAAACACAGAAAGAGAGGCTTCAAACCCTCGCAAAAGAGAACGGTCTGAACAAAGACCACTTCTTCAAAAGCCCACAAGGGTTCGTAATTATCACCCGACAAGGCATTGAGCGCATCCAAGCGCACAAGGGCATCCGAGTAACTTACGATGTGGTCAGCTTATCCGATGACCTAAAGCACGTAGTTATCAAAGCTACTGGCGAGATGGCGCGACCTGACGGCTTACCCGTTACAATGGAAACATTCGGAGAGTCTGCACCTGACAACACACGTCAAAAGTACCCTGTCGCAATGGCTGAGAAACGCGCACTATCAAGAGTGGTATTGAAACTGTCAGGGCTTTACGAAGTAGGCGTTTTCGGAGAAGATGAGTCGGACGATTTTAAACGAGCGTAAGATGGAAGAGCAAGGAATATACGAAGCAATAAGCAGCTCTGAGCAACGTTCGGAGGAATGGCACGCGCAAAGGTTAGGGAAGTTCACAGCTTCACGCTTTGGGGACTTGATGACCAACAGCAGAAAGAAAGACGAGGTACTTGGACAGACCGCTATTTCATACATCTACGAGAAGGCTGCAGAGCTTCTAACGGGCGAACGCAAGGAAATCTTCGGTACTGCCTTAGATTGGGGAAACGAATACGAACCAATCTGCAAGGCTTACTATTCAGAGTTGAAGGGCATAACAATTGAGGAAATGCCGTTCGTTGAGATTAACGACTACTCAGGTGCAAGCCCTGACGGAATGGTAGACGGAGAACTGATAGAAATCAAATGTCCGTACAACACCGCGAACCACCTCAAGACTGCTTTCGAGGGTTACATTGACCCTAAGTATATGTGGCAGATGCAAGGGCAAATGCTGGCAACTGGAGCGTTAGCCTGTCGGTTTATTTCATTCGACCCACGCATCAAGGACGAACGCTTTAAGCTTATTGAAATCCGGGTAGAAGCAGACCTTGAGATGCAGGAACAACTCCGCGAACGGTTAGCGTTTGCAAATGATTATCTTCGTAAACTATTGGAGCAATGAGGTCAATAAAGTTTAGAGGACTATCACTAAAAGATAGCACTTGGGTTTACGGTTGTTTAGTTTATTCAGAAGCAAACGCTCCATTTGCTAAACACGTAGATTATGCCAAGATAATAACAACTAACGGAGAAACCACAGAAGTTTGGGTTGCTACGGTTGGTCAATTTACTGGGCTTCAAGATGTAGATGGAAAGGACATTTACGAAGGTGATATTGTTGCTCCTACCAAATTCAAAGATAAGCCTAACGATGTCGAGTATATCAGTAATGGGTTCTACAGAACAAAACAACATAAGGGACAGAAATATTTGAATCCTTTGGGTAATTGCGAAGTAAAAGTTGTTGGTGATGCTTATACCGACACGTATTAAATAAGTAACCTTTTAAACATCAAATAATGGAAAACAAAGTGATTTTTGTGGATGGCTTGAACGTCTACACACCGAACGAGAACGCCCCTGACTGGGTAAAAGCGAGCATGGTAATTAACCCGAGCAAGCTGGTCAAGTGGTTGCAGCAAAATGACGACTACCTAAAAGAGGGCAAGCACGGTCTTGAGTTACGACTTCAAATCAAACAGTCAGCACAGGGCAAGTTATACGCAAGCGTTGACACCTACGAGCCCAAACTTAAGGAAGAGGTAAGTTCTAAACAACCAGTCGTTGAAGAAGAAAGTGATCTCCCGTTCTAAAATTGTCAAAGATTTAGATGCAGTCTTTAGCCGTTACATACGGTTAAGGGCTGCAAATCTTGACGGCTTTGTGGAGTGCTACACTTGCGGACGGTCGTACCATTGGAAGAAAATACAATGCGGACACTTTATGAGCCGAGCAAGGTACGCAACGAGATGGCACGAGGACAACTGCCGACCACAATGCTACGGTTGTAACGTAATGCAACAAGGCAGACAGTACGACTTCGGGCTGAACCTTGACCGAGAACGAAAAGGTTTGGCGGAAGAGATGCACCAGCTCAGTCTAACAACGGTAAAGTTTGCAACGTGGGAACTGGAGGAGATGCTCAAGGAGTATAAAGAGAAGGTCAAATCCTTAGAATCCTGAACTTCCTAAACTTCCTAAGTGATATTTTTTTTGCCTTAGTGTTTTGGATATTCAAAAGATTATTATATTTGAGGCATCAATTAAAAAAACAGAACAAATGAAAACTCAAGTAACAATCGAAAGCGAACTAAAAAGAAGAATGGATTTGGTTGAAAACCCTGACTTCAGAAAGTCATGTGTTGAAATAGCCAAGAAACTCGGAATCAGCGCAAAGGACTGGAACGAGAACAAAGGTTTGCTTCTTATGATGTGGGCTAATGAAGTTTGCAGAATAGAGAACGAGAATAACTAAAATTCAAACGGGGGTCGCGCATCCGTAACGCGAGATAAAACAAGAAGAATGAAAACAATGAGCTTTATGTTTGAAAACATGAAACACGTAACAGCCAAAGGGATAATTGACCCGGACGACTTTTACAGTGTT